ATCATGGACATCGAGACCTATGTGAAGACGTACTGGGGCGACGATGGCCGGCCGGTGGGTCGCCGGCCCAAGGTCCCGCGCGCGGCGGAGCGCGACATCCTCGAGCACGGGCCACCCGAGGTGGCCGAGCTCATCCGCCAGTGGGATGCCGCTGAGGTCGACGGCCTGACACGCGAGCTTTTCAGCCAACGCAAGCGCGTCGCCGACGGCGAGCGGGCCCTGCAGGCCAAGGCCACCAAGAAGGCCGCTGAGGACGTGCGCATCGGCACGAACAAGGTGAAGGCGGCCCGGCGCCGGCTGGACACGATCGCCGGGAAGGCATCAGAGCAGGACCACCGGATCTACCCAGGGGTCTACTGCCCGGTGCTGGTGATCGAGGGCGGGAAGCGCCAAGTGAAACTGATGCGCTACCAGTGCCGGCCCGCGGGCAAGCCCTCGTTATACGACCGGAAGTACCCGGGCACCTACAACGCCAGGCGGGACAACCTGGAGGGCTTCTGGAAGGAGCAGTTCGGCTACCGCCACGGAATCATGGTCGCCGACCGGTTCTACGAGAACGTCGAGGGGCCGGACGGCGCCAACCAGGTCCTCGAATTCGAGCCGCGCACCGGTGAGCCGATGCTGGTGGCCTGCCTGTGGTCGCACTGGACCGACCCCAAGGGGAAGGAGCCGGGCCTGCTGTCATTCGCGGCTATCACCGACGAGCCGGAGCCCGAAGTCGCCGCTGCCGGCCACGACCGCACGATCATCAACATCAAGCCCGAACACCTGGAAGCCTGGCTGCAGCCGGACCCAGCCGACCTCGCCGCCCTGTACGCCATCTTCGACGACAAGCGACACCCGTTCTATGAACACCGGCTTGCCGCTTAGCGCTAAGCTCGCAATTGGTGCCGCAAAAAGGGGGATCTATGGACGCATCTGCAGTTGCCGCCTGGTGGGGCGCGATTGTCGCCACGGTTGTCCTCCTTTGGGATTTTTATAAGTGGAAGTCTTCTGGGGCATCCATCTCAATGAACTTGGTGCCCAACAAGCGACACAGCGCCCCCAGCCTCGGAACTCAAGTGTTTGTCGAAGTTTCAAACACGGGCGATCGTGCAACGACGCTCACACATCTTGCGTTCTATGGTTACAAGTCAAAGTGGCACCGGCTTGTTCGCAGAAAGAAGTATGCTGCACGGTACGTACCCCTCCCTTTTGGCGGACATCTTCCTTACGAGCTGAAAGTGGGAAGTCAATGGACGGGCTCGACCAACCAAGACGAGCTTCTTCATAAGCTGGACTGCCCACTGATCTATGCTGCGATAACTCACTCGGGTTCAAAGACCAAAGTGCTTAAGAGACTGCATGTAGGAAACGCAGGAAAGAGCTGACATAGTCAGATGCAAGACTGACGGCCGGGATTCACGCCAGCCGCTGCAGGTCGTGCCTGATGCCCTGGGCGTCCAGCATCTCGACCAGCCGGGCGTTCACCGGCAGCCAGTGCACCGCGTTCAGGTCGCCGGCGGCGTCCGCCCGGTTCGCATCCTCGATGATCTCGTCGGCAATGCCGGCGAAGGCGCTCCAGAAGTCGCCCTCCTCCGGGCACTCGACGCGCAGCGCGGAGAGCTGCGCCTCGAGCGCGTCGCAGCGCACGAGCAGGTCATCGAGGGAGGCGTAAGGGTTGGCATTCATGGGGCTAGTTTACGCCCGTGGGGTGCCACCTTGGCCAAAGCGCCGGCCTCGGCCCTGAGCCGCGCCTCGTGGCGGCAGACCCACTGTTCGATGCCAGCGGCACCGCTGGCCTTGCTTTGGCACCGCCGGGTCACAAGCGGAGCATCTACGGGCCAGTGTGAGTTCAGGCGCGCTATCCAGCCGCCATCCACGCGATCGAGCAGCATGGCCACCTGGACGTCGCCCAGCACCACTGCGGTGCCTTTTTCGTCGTACTGGCTGCGCTTCGTCCAATGAAAGCCTTCGGGAAGCATGCTCGAAATCTGCAAGGCGCCCGTCTCACATTCTAGGATTCGTACTTTGAAGCAATCTGAAAAGCTGGAAGGGCGCGCGGAACGCCCTTCCAGTAAACTATCATGACGCATAATACATTCAAGGAGACAGCTCAACTGTGCAACATTTATACCGCCACTGTCGATCCTCGTATTCATTCCTATGTGCCGAGTTAACGCCGATGATAACCTTGCCTGATGGACAATCTGCGTTCACAGGATGATCCATCTTGTTCCACATGTTGTTGTACGAGGGAAGATTCCATCCGATATTCGTAACATTGTAGGCATCTCCGGTTGGAAACTCGCAGTTTGACAAGATCACCTCACGCTCAGCCTGATGGCGGAGCATGTTTGAAAGCGAGTCGATTTGCACTTGCATGGTTTCGATCTTCGCATCTGTCTGCCCAGGCAACCGGACCGAGACATCACCCATCTTTGCCGTGTGAAGAACAAGAGAAGTACCTTCGTCGCCCAGCTTGTTGCAAACAAACATTGTAGATCCGTCGAGGTTTAGTTCCATCTTCTCGACAGGCTGACCTCGAAAACTGCATACCGCGCCGTTGCTTGAATAGCCCGTAAGCTCGACCTCCTGCCTTGGACTGGGCTTCACGTCCACAGTTACGACGTACGACGTCAATTGGGAATTGTTTGGCTCCGCGTACGCAAAGATCCTAGCGCGATCCAGCGCGGCCGCCTTTACAATCTCAAGGCAGCTCTGTGTCGTCTCTTTCATGTTTGCGCTGAACTCTTGACTTGAGAACGCCACCCTCCGGCTTTCCTCTGACATACCTTCAATATGTCGACAGTATCCGTCGACATAGGACTTCTTATATGCGAGGTCGGCGCTACCAGACCCAGAAACTGGAACGTAGTTGACTATTGTTGAGAAGGATGACGCTAGCCCAAACTTCGCCTCCGTGCCTTTTGACGTGTTCCTGCACACCATCTCCATGTGCTGCTGGTAGTTGTAAGCGGCTGCCATGAAACTCCTGGAATCCATCAGAGGCTCCCTTGCGAAGCCCTGGCATACCTCTGGACTCAGTGGGGATGCGGCATGCAAGCCAGTGGAAACCATAAACAAGACTGCTAGGTAGGCGATCTGTCTCATTACACGCTCCTTCCTTGCGAAACCCCTGCAAACCTGCGCAACGAACTTTGGGCGTGGATGAGGCCAACGTCATTCTCTTGGGCGAGGTGCATTGGTTCGGATCAGAGTGCCGGTGAGTGCGATCTGGCTATAAGAGGGGCTGGACGAGGCTCCCAGTCCCCTGCGGGGGAGACGGGGCCTCGGCCAATGGCACGCGGCTGATCGCGTGGATTGCGGCGGCGGGTTCGGTGTTGGCGCACCGGGTCCGCCGCCTCGTCTTTGCGGAACTACCTCATACAGGCCAACCGTCGACGAAGCCGGAGACCGACGCTCCAGTCATTTCCGCCGGATCCGTCCGCAGCCGCCACGACGCCGCATTCGCGAACGGGTCGGCAGCAACGAAGATCGATGTGCCGGGGGTAAATGTTGCCATTGGCGTCGTGCCCGCCACGGGGTTGCCGAACACTACCGTTCCGTTTCGTCGCCACCACGCTTTTCCTGCGCCAATGTCCAGCAAGAGATCAATGACGTCATTCGTCGCGAACACAACACCGGGGGACGCGAGGATCGCGTTATTGTTGTAGAGACGCAGGATGCTGCCGTAGTTTCCGAAGAGACCCCAGCCCGCCGCGGTTCCCCCTAGGAAGGACCCGGTGGGTCCCGAGGTGGCAAACCCAACGCCGCTCGTATCGAGCTGATTGAGGTTCACCAGCTGGATGCGCCACTTGCCCGCGTTCTTGCTGGTTACCGACCGGACCCACGATGTTGTTCCCGCTGAAGCGGTGACGACCTTGTTGGAATCGGAGAGCGTGGCACTGGCCGCCTTGTCGGCCGGGTTCCAATACGCGTAGGACGCCGGCGAACCCGCAGCCAACATCAAATGCTGATGAGCCAGGGCGCTCACGCCCGCACCCGCGCGCTCACGTCCCACGTGCCGCCTGCGTTGTTGGTCGTCGCGATCACATAGAGCACGGCGCCAGCGGTAACCGGCATGCTCGGAGCCGAAACGCCGCTGCCCCAGTTGAAGGACGCCGGCCATGCCACGGTGCGCGCGGTCGCGTCCTGTGTAAGCCAGAGCGCCAAGGTGCAGGCGGCTGGGACGTTGCTGATGACGAGGTTGGTGACGTTCTCGGTCAGGTTGGATTTGAAGTAGTCACCCAGCGATGCATCCAGCGTCAGCGTGCCTGAGGCGCTTACCGGGCTCGTCACGGCATTGCGGTCTACACCGGGGGCGGGATCTGGCTGCTGGACCGTAGCGACGATCGCCGCGTCATCTGCAAAGCTGCCAGCAGACGCCTGCAGGGTGACGGCGAGCTTGGCATAGCCACTGGCATCGGTGACGGCCGTGATCTGCCACTGCTGCCACACGTCGAGATCATCGGCCCGGTACAGGTACAGGTAGCCGCCAGGCTCGAGCGCACCCCACACGGCCGAATGGTCGCTTGCGTCCGCGTCGGCATCGCTGAGGTACACCTCATCGGCACTGGCCTGCGTTGCGTTGTTCCAGCGCAGGTTGCCGGCGCCGGGGTCGGCGTCTGTCGTGGCGCTGGTGTCGGCCAGGTAGTTCACCATCGACAGGGCAATATCGCCCCGAGGCAGAGCCCCTAAGTGCGATAGCGGGAGGCGGGCATTGCTGTTCTGCCCTGTCACGACCGCGGTCATCCACCAGGGCCGGACGGTACCGGGCAAGTCGAGTTCTGGAATCTTGGCCATCGTGTTATCCCATCAGATAGATCGTTGTGTTGTCCTGCTGTTGCAGAACGCCGCCCGACTGCAGTTCCCAGGGCTCTGCCGGAGTGACCGTGTAGGCAAAGGTGCGTACCTGCGCCTGCCAACTGGAAATTCCGTCTCGAGTGGCCTCCACTTCAACGCGCACGCTCCCATCGCCCGATGGCGTGAAGTTGGTGGTGGTGTCACTGATCCCGGACTGGGTCGCCTCCAACACGTCATCCAGGTACCACCTCGCGGTATAGGTCGTGCCCGCTTCCGGTCCGATCGAGCCCACGGTCTGATCGATCAACTGGTCGGCTTGCGACAAACGATCGCGGTGGCGCCACGTGGCGGTGACCAGCCCGGTCAGATACGCGGGTTCGGGCAACCCATTGAGCTCCAACGCTGCCGGCGGGTACGGTCGGAAGGCGCGCTGGTCGAATGTCACCGCGAGCTCTGAAGCATCCGCGAGCGGCAGCTCGGCGGTCCCGGTGCGCGTCAGTAGTTTGGCGTTCGCCTCTTCAGCAGTGACGTACTCCACCAGGTCGGTGCCCGACCAGTTGTCGAAGAACCAAAGGCGGGTGCCCGCCGGATGCGTCGCCTCGACGGTGTCACCACATCCCCGGCCCAGGCTCAGCGTCAGGGCACCTGCGTCCAGGGCATCTACGCGGCCAATCTCAGTGCCAAGCAGCACCGCCGATCCCACAGACACCCTGTCGAGCAACTGGCCCTCGACAAGCGTTGCCGACACGTCCATTCGACCGATCGGCGCAGCAAGCGTCGCCCAAGGACACCAATCGAAGAGGTCCTGCAGCTCGTACTCGCCGCCGGCCGGGCGCGTGGCGAGGCGGTAGTTGGTCCCCGCCGCGGGCCGTCCCCCAACGGTCAGGAGGTAGCCGGCCTCCTCTGCCAGCGCGGCCAGTTCAGCTGCAGGCAACGTGCGGGCCAGCTCCACATACGGTGCCTCGAAGGCTGCCTGCTCAGTGACCGGGACGGGCGTGCGGTCAGGCGGGGGCACAGGAGGCTCGCCTATCACATAGGTGGCCGCCGGCATCGCGAATACATCCTGCGTGGCCACCAACGAGATTGCGCCGCTGCGCAGCGTCCCTTTGCCGATGTCGCCGACGAGGCACACGCTGTCCGCGATCCCGCGCTTGGGGGCCTGCAAGCGAAAGTAGGTCCCGAGGCGCCAGTTGTAGGGCCGCCTGTTCGTCGTGAGCGTATAGCGCCAGAGCGGGGTCGACTTGGAGCGCAGGTCACGCTCCGCGACGCGCAATGCCAGGGACTCAGTCGGAATGGCGCTGTAGTCGATCGTCTCGGCATTGACGCCGCTGGCCTCAACTGCGCCCAGTGCATGCAGGGGAGCGGTCGTCCGCGCCTGCTTGGTCGAGGGGTCGAACCACTTCACAGCAACCTGATTGACCGCGTCATCCATGACCGTAGGCTCCGCCTCGAAGTCGAGGATGTCATCGTCGGTGAGGATGGGCAGGTCCTCGAGGACGTAGTTCCCTCGGACAAGGTCCACGTACCACTGGCCGTCGACTGTGCTGCGCGTGCAGTTCGCAGCGATCACGTTGCAGATCCGTTGCCGGAACTGCTCGACCGTCTCCTTGTCCGGATCCCACTCGGTGCAGAGTCCGAACGCCTCCCCGTATAGCTGATCCGCTGCGGCCCGGAAGCTCGCTTCGTTGATCAGCTCGACCGGCTCACCCTGCATGTTCGCGGCGGTCAGGCTGTAGTAGAGGAGATGGGCTGGGTTTATCGCATCGCCCAAGTAGCCCTCCACCATTACGTCGGCGATCGTTACGTCACGTCCTGGCCCATCTGTCCAGAACCTGAGCGACGCAATCGGCAGGGCTGGGCCCTCCAACGCCACCTCTCCCCAGACGGCGTCGGTCTCCTCATCCGTGAGCGTGCAAGTGAGCACCTGAAGTCGGGGGTCGTAGACCGCGCGGTAGCGAAACCATTTGCCCGTCGGAAGTTCGGTGGAACCCAACGAAGCGGTGGGCCCTCCCCCGGAGTTGTACCCCACGAGGGGGCGGAGACCACTGCCCGGCCAGCCTGCGTTGAATCCATGGATGTATGTGCCATCGGCACTGTAGACCTGGACGATCCCGGAATTGCCCGCACCGATCGACTCGACGCGAACTCGAAACGACAAGGCGCCGAACTGGGCAGCAGGGATCGAGCGGGCGATGATGCTGCGTGATGCAGTTGTGGGAAGCATTCGAATCTGGTTCGCCGACACGCTGAAGGCGGACTTCGAACCTTGGACTTCGGCATATTCCGCAAGGCCGGTGCTGAAAGTCTCAGCGAACGTAAGCGCTCGCCCTCCGACAGGCACCGCGGCAGTCTCCGGATACCAGCACGTGTCCCCGTCCCAGCCCTTCAGGATCCGGCGCACCATCACCGACAGCGGCTTGGGGTACGGGTTCATCGCGCCGTAGCGGCCGCCCTTGAACAGCAGCGCGGCGTGGCCGCGGTGCGCCGAGCTGTCTGGGCCTATCAGGCTGCTGATCGCGGGATTGGGCATCTGGTCGGGCGCGCCGAACATCAGATCGACGTCGCCCTGGATGCCGCCTTCGGCCTCCTCCCCGCCCCACAGGTTCGGGCGGTCGATGGTGATGGTCGCGTTGCTGGTGGCTTCGCCCGACCAGGCGTCGACATCGCCGCCGCGGATCTTCAGCACCGCGTCGATCGGGCCCTTGCCCAGTACCATGTGGATGGCCGGGTGGTACCAGTAGCCGACAGTCTGCTTCTTGCTACTGCCCATTGGCCGCCTCGCATTCGTGGGCCCAGCGCACCAGCGCCTCGGCCATGCCGTCGCCGGTGGCCAGCAGCACCGCCTCGTCGAGGCCTTCGCGGATGAACGCGGCGAAGTCCAGGCCGTGTTCGCCGAACCAGGTGCGGGTCTTGGGCAGGCAGAAGCCCGGCCGGGCGCGGAAGTAAGGGATGGTGCGCACGTGGCGCATGGTCACGATCACTTCTTGCCTCCCTTCTTCCGGATCGGTTCGGGCGTGCCGTTGGCCCAGCCGACGATGGCGCTGTCATCGACCCAGACCGTGCCGAACAGCTCCTTCAGCGCCTTGCCGTCCTTCGTCTCGGGCGCCTGCCCGCTCACGGGATCGGGGACCTGCGGCTTGGGCCGCGAGGCGTAGGCGATGTAGGCCGAGATCACCAGCAGCGCGATCTGGATGACGACCTGCACCCAGGCGCCTCGAGGCGCGCCCGGCGCGATCGCCACCGGCGCGGCCTGCCACAGCGCCACCGCCTGGACGGAAAGCACGACAAGCGCGGCCACCAGCACCGCTCGCCGGCAGGGCGTGGCGTACTTGTCCATCGCCCAGTAGCGCGCCATCCAGTACGCCGAGTGCAGCTTGCGCGCGATCAGCCCCATGCCTGGCTCCTGGGCAGCGGATCGGAGGTGGGCAGGTTCCTGTAGCCCGGGTAGTTCGCGCCGTTGCCGTAGCTGTCGCAGGCCTCGCTGTTGTGCGCGCAGCCGGGGTAGGCCGACACGTCCAGCCCGATCGCCAGGTCGGCCGCGCCGAAGTTCACGACGACGGTGTCGCCGACGTGCGACCAGATGGTGCGGCGCTCGGTAAGGCCATCGAGCCGGGTCCACTCGATGAACCCGCCGCCGAGGTTGCGCGGGGCCGCCGCGAACTCGGGTGCGGTCAGCGCCAGCCCGGCGACGGCGGTGAGCGTCGCCGGCACCTCGTGCGCGGCCTTGTCGAGGTTGCACATGCCCTCGCCCTGGCTGTAGACCGGCACGTCGCAATTGCGCCCGATGCGCGCTTGGCGGCCGCTGGTGCGGGCGTTGCGGTAGGAGGGGTCGCACGCCAGCTCGAGCGTGGTGTCGGTGAACTTCGGGCCCAGGACGCGGCCCAGCCACTCCACGTTGACCTGTTCGTCGGGGTCGCCCAGGTGCGTCGTCATCACGGTCACCAGCACCCGCTCCCCCGGCGGATACGGGTTGAACCAGTCGCCCAGCACCTGCGTGACCGGGAGGTCGGCCGCATCGGGGTCCATCCGGTACGGCACCGTCACCGTCAGCTGGTTCTTCTGAGGGCTGGCTGCCGTCTGGCGGATCTCCGAGTGCGAGATGCCGCCGGCGGCAACGTAGGTCTCTCCGCCGATGGTGAGGTCGCGATCGCGGCTGGTGAATCGCCGTTCGACCGCGCCGCGTTTGAACAGGTATAGCGCGACCTTGCGGCCGAAGAAGCGGGAGAGCTCGAGATCCTCAAACATCGGGCACCACCGCGGAAAAGGACAGGCTCACCTGCGCATGGCCATCGGCATCGGTGTAGTGGGCGATCTCCTGGCTGTCGGGGCCCACGCTCAGGGTGAGGTAGGAAATGGCCCGCACCTGGCCGGGTGCGACCGCGAGGCCCAATGGCGCGTCGAGGAACAGGCTCTCCGTGGCGCCGGCATCCGCCACGCCCGTGATCCGTCGATACAGCACGGTGCCGTCCCTCAGTTCGATGCGGAGATCCCGCCGGTTGGGCTGCAACGCACCCAGCGCCGCGTAGCCCGTCCACTCCACCGTCATCGTGGTGGACGCGCCTCCGATGGGCGCGGCCAGACGCAGGTCCTGCTTCCAGCTGGGCACCCAGACGGGCACCGCACCGCCACGCATCGCGTACAGGCGCGATCGCGCCGCGGACTGGTCGGCGCGGCCCCACAGCTGCCATCCCATCGAGCTGCCACGCAACTGCACACCCGCGAGATCGAACTCCACCGGATCGCCGAGGCCGTTGCTGACTTCCGCCATGAGGCGGTTGTAGCTGCCCCCTTCGTCTGCCCCATCGTCCGGGCGCCACTCCAGCACGGGGTGCCCCAGATAGGTGGCCACGGGCATCGCGGCGGGCCATGCGCAGGGCTCGCGGACCTCGAATCGGACCGTGCGCCGGCCCTTGTCGTCGGCGCGCACGGTCTCCTGCAGGCCGTTGCGGACGCGGCCGCGCCGCAGCGGATACAGACGCGTGCCGCGCGGCCAGGCCTGCGATGTCGGCGATGCAAGCACCAATGCGCCCGGATCGACCGTCGCCACCTCCAGGACCTCCCACGTGTTGACCCCGCCCCAGAGCAGGACCAGCCCGTCATCGGTGAAGTCGTAGCCATCGGTCGCGCAGGCGATGCTGCCCAGCCCGCTGGTCAGCGGCCCGACCAGTTGCAGGTCCGGCCAGACTGGCAGCAGCATCGCCTGGCCGCTCGCGGAGTGCAGGAGCGCGTCCGCGAAGCGCCAGGGCAGGCCCTCGTCGAAGACCTCGAACTCGAAGGCCCGCGCGGGCGTCTCGCGCAGGCTGGCATGGAACGACGCGCCCGTCGTGTTTGCCCGCAGCGTGTTGGTGCCCCACCCCAGCGACTCACGCACCGGCCGTGCCCAGTCGGGCGGCACGGTCCACGGCACGGGCCCGCCCGGCGTGAAAGCCATCAGCCCTCCCACCCGGAGCGGACGGTGTTCTGGTCCTCGATCACGGTGTTCACGACGGCCTTCTTGAAGCGGCGATTGCCGGCCAGCCGCTCGGCCACGTCATCCAGGTCGAGCGCATTGATGACCGCAACGCTCATCTCGGGACTGATCGTCGGCGCATAGGTGTCGTAGCGCGGCGTCGGCAGCCGAGGCTCGTTGGCCGACTCGAACAGGCCCCCATCGGCAAACCGCGTCCACCCGTACAGCGCGTCCATGCCGCGCTCGTTGAAGTCCTCCAGGAACGGCAGCGCGCCGGGCTGGCGCACCACGGCGGCCCGGGTCACGTATTCGTAGTCGGACAACCGCGCATTGATGCTGTCGCTGGTCCCGGTACCGGCGCCGCGGACATGGCCACCGGTCGCGTACCCGTCGCCACCGCCATAGGTCGCGGCTGCCAGCAGGCTAGCGATCTGCGCGCCCTGGGCGAACGCGGCCGCGATCAGGGGGATGTTCTGCGGGTATCCCGCCTTGCTGGCCTCGGCCACGTTCTGGCCCAGCGCCACGGCCGCCTGCGCCACCGCGAAGCCCTTGCTCAGCGCGAACAGGGCCCGGTAGGTCTTGCTCTGCTCGCCCCCGTAGGCCCGGGCGATCCCCGCCAGGCCGTCGAACATCTCCGACGCGCCGGCCAGCATCACCTGGGACTGGGCGCTCTGCAGCTGGCGCAGCTTTGCCTGGTGCTCGGCCTCTGTCTGCAGTTCCGCGGCGTTAAGTTGCTCGTTGGTGAAGTGCTCAGTCTCACGAGCCTCCCTGAGCAACTGGAGGCGCTCGGCGTACCACTCCTGCAGCTGGGTGCGGGCTTCGTTGATCTTGCCCAGCTCGCCGAAGGGCCCCGCCACTTCCGGCGCCAGGCCCTGGAATTTCGGCGCCTCCTTGAACGAGTCCTTGAGGATCCGCTCGAGGGCCTCGTCATAGTCGCCGGCATCGCCGATGCCGCGCTGCATGGCTTCGTTGAGCGTCTGCACGCGCTCGATCGCGGTGTCCAGCGCCACCTCCGCCGGCGTGCGCAGGCTGTCCAGCATCCGCTCGTAGGCCTTCTCGGCCTCCTCGAACGCCTTCTTCTGCTCCTTTGCCTGGTCACGCCGGGCACGCTCGGCATCGAGCAGCTTCGCGTTCTCGAGGAGTTGGGCCTTCAGCGCATCGTTGGCGCTGGCATAGGCACCGGACTGGATCTCGTAGCGGACGCGAGCCTCTTCGCTGACTCGAGTCTCGCCGTCCTCAACCTCACCCAGCAGCGCCACCTGCCGCTGCAGGTTGGCCAGCGCGGACTTGGCCGCGGCGTCGGGGTCCTCGCCCTTCTTCGGCCGCCGCTTGCGGGGCTTCTTCGCCTCGGCTTCGATGCCGGCGATGATCGCCGCCTCGTCGGCACGGATCTTGGCCACCAGATCCTTGTTGTCGGCCGCCATGGCCGCCTCGACCGCATCGTTGGCCTGCTGCCGCGCGGCGGCGATCCTCTGGGCGCGCTTCTCCTCCGCCGAGGCGTACTTGGCCGCCTCCTGGTCGAGCGCGATTGCGGCCTCTTCGGCGCGCTGCGCTTCGGCTCGCCGGTTTGCCGCCTTCTGCTCCTCGACATTGGCGTCCGACAACGCTCGCATTTGATCGCGCATGGTCGCGATTCGGGAGTTGAGCTCCTGATCACTGAGCTGCAGGAAGGACAAGCTGAAGCCACCACTTGCCCGGGTCTGCAGCGCCTCCTCCATTGCGAGGATCTGCTCTTGAAGACCGACGAATGCTTCCTGCCCGGTTTCGGCACGCCCAACACCCAGCATGCTGTCCCACGCTGCGTCGGCAGCCAGAGTGATGTGGCTCCAAGCCTTCTCGAGAAGGCCGAGGTTATCCTCGATCTGCGACGTGCGGCGCTGGACCTCGTCTGCGTACGTTTGCATGGCCAGCGTGGCCGCTTCCTGCGTGCGCCCCTGCTCCTCGAGAGCCTTGATTTGTTCGTAGACCTCGAGCGTCAGGAAGTGCGTCGCATCGTTCAGCGCAAGAACGGCCTTGACCGGCTCGTCGGCGAGCTTGGCAAATCGTTCGACGACTTCCTCTACCGCAACTCCGCCGATCCGTTGGAGATCCAGCGCGGCCCCAGTGATCGCCGCAACCTGGTCCGCAGTGAACTTCCCGGACTTCGTGATCTCGGCCAGGGTGGCAGCCACCTTGCGCTGGCTGTTCTCGCCATCGGACAGCGTCAGAGACATCTCGGCGAGACGATCTGAAGTCAGCCCCACGATTCCACCGGTCTCGATCAATGCCTCGTTGAAGGCTTGGGATTCTTTGCTGCCTTCATTCCATGCGTAGGCCAAGGCCGCAACAGCGCCAGCCGACAACGTCAGCGGGTTGATCAGCCCCAGTAAGTAGCCCCCCGCGGCGCGCGCCGCCGGCCCAATGCCGCCGAACACGTCCTTCAGTTGGCCGCCCTGCTGCAGGAATACCTGCAGCGGCCGCTGCCCGGTGGCCAACCCGGTAAAGATGTCGGTGAACTGCACTGGCAGCTGGCGCGTGGCCTGCTGGAGTTGCTTCGCCGACAGGGTCGCCTTGTCCATGGACTGAGTGGTGCGGTCCACCGCCTTCGAGCCGACCGTGCCTCCGGCGAGGTCTCGGTTGGCCTGGCTCAGGCTGCGCGCCAAGGACTTCACCTGTTTTTCCGTACGCACCAGCTCGCGCTGCGCCTCGCCGAACTCGGCGCGCATCTTCAGGTCGATCTCGAAGTCCCTGTTGCGGGTGGCCATCAGCCTTTCCTCAGTCGCTCAATTCGCTTGGGCGTTTCCTTGCCGCCCCAGTGCGCCACGGCGGCATCCTCGATCGCGTTGGCGCGCGTGCGGCGCTCCAGGCGGGCCAAGGCGGCGTCGTAGGCCCTCAGTTGACGCTCGGTGAGTCGCCCGAGGCGGTCGTGGTCTCCGATCCCGGCCGCCGCGAGCCGGGCGAAGAGCTCGAACCAGTCGACGCGCGATGTGCGGCCGCCAACGCCGCGTCCCGCATGTCCACGGCCACCTCGCGCACGAAAAAACCGCTGTTCACCGTGAACCAGGTGCTGAAGAACAGCTCCGAATCCGCCGGCTCCAGCCGTTCGATCCAGTCCGCCTCGACGCCGGCCGAATCGGCGGCGATGGGTACCACCACGGCGCGATGCTTGCCGAACAGGCGCCTGACTCGTGCGTAGCGCATGGTCCCGTCGGCGCAGAGCGTCACCATGTCGGCGATGAGGTCACTCGCACGCTCGGCGATCCCCAGGCCCTCGAGGAAGCCGTACTCGCGGAAGGTGACCTCGCGGCCGGCGATCTGCGTGGTGAAGTCGGGCGCGAGCGTGTCCAGGCCCGCCGTCCCCGAATCGGGGACGGCGGGAGACTCCGTCGCGGGCGCGGCAGGAGGGGTATCCTCCCGGGGCAACTTGCGGGCCATCAGGACTCCTGCGGGATTTCCATGCGACCGAAGCCGCCCAGGGTCGGATCGAGCGCGCCTTCGCTGTCGAACAGCGCGGTGCCGGTCAGGCTGATCTCGCCGAAGCTGGAGTTGATCAGCGGCAGGCTGGCGATCGGCTGGAACTTCACCCGGTACAGGTGCAGGCGCACGGGACTGTTGTCGAGCGTGTTGATGCCGTGCAGGTACAGGTAGCGCTCCGGCGGCGGCGCGGTGAAGAACGGCAGACTGATGAAGGCCTCATGGGTGTAGTCGGCCGTCAGCGGCTGGGTGTAGCCCGTCGGATCGATGATCCGGACGATCCCGCCGGCAGCGTTTTCCAGCACGAAGTCGCCCGAGTCCACGGGCGCCGGGGTGGCGTCGTTGAGCGTCAGCGCCGACACGTTGGCCCCCTTGGCCAGCACGATGCGGTCTCCCGCCGCCAGGGCATCCGGCAGCGGCTCGTCCATCACGCTGGCGCCGGCGACGTTGTTCGGCGTGGCGTACAGGCCCAGTTGCAGGTTCTCGGCCGTGCCGTAGCGCAGCACCAGCTCCAGGCTGACGCGGGTGGCCGTGGTCAGCTGCGCGGACTGCAGGCGGTTGCCCGAGTAGGTCTCGGTGCGGTCTTCGGTGTCGGTCTCGAAGGTCAGGTCACAGGACGACTGGTCGCCCACCCAGAACAGCTTGCCCGGCTTGGGGCCCGCGAGGCGGGTGCCGAGCTCGATACGGCCCTGGAAGCTGAAGTCTTTCATCGCGGCGATCTCCGGTTAAACGATGAGGTCAAGGAATCGGGGGCCGCAGGCCTCCGGTCGGGGTTCATCCGCTGGCGCTCTTGCGCCCACGGCGTTCGTAGGATTCGCGCAGCCGCTCGACCTCGGCGGCGAGCACGCCGCGGGCGAAGTCGGCGATGCGTTCGGGGCGGCGCCCCTTGGCCAGGGCCTGGGCGATCGTGGCGCCGTACTCGACGGCCAACGGCTCCCGGCGCTTGCCCTTGTAGCGGCCCGCCGTCATCGGCCGGGGTGCGCCGGACCGCGTGACGATCTGCGTGTTACCGCTCAGAAGGCGCGCCTTGAACGCCCCCTGGTGCAACTCGCGCTTGCCGCGGAAGATCGCGGCGGTCACGCCCTTGCGCACCTGGCGGGCACCGAAGTTCAACAAGCCGATGCCGCGGCCCCAGCGGCCGGACAGCGAGATGCCGTTACCGTCGCCGCGGACGATGAGGTCCTGGTTGATGCGCCCGGCCTTCAGGTTGTACTCGGCCTGGATATCGCGACGCGCGAACACCGGCAGCCGGCGCTTGAGGGTGGCAATCGCGCGGTCCTGCACGTATGGCAACTGCGCGCCCAGTGCCTGGGCGTTGCGCACCGCTGCCAGTTCGCCCTGCAGCTCGAAGCGGATGTTGTCCCGGCGCGTCATCGCCGATACCCCGTGCGCAGCATCGACTGCGAGGCCATCACGGGCATGCCTTCCGGCCGGTCCAGATACACCGCCTCCAGCCAGTGCAGGGGAAGCGCCCCCGGCAACGGGAGCCACTGATCCAGGGCTGCCTCGATGTCGTCGGTCATCGCCACCACCAGCGCGTGCGCGTTGTCGAACCCGACCGGCACCTGCGCCTCAATGATGAGGGCGAACTCACGCTGGCCACGCACGCGCTCGTTGTCGCCCACGATGCTGCCGCTGTAGATGGTGATCAGCGGCGCGTCCGAGTCAGTCTTGCTGGGCTCAATGCGAACGTCTTCACCGGCATCGGTGTGGTAGCCGTTTGCGATGCTGATGACCTGCAGGCGCGCCTGGATGGCCTGAAGGATCGCCCAGGGGATCGGGGTGTCAGCCAAGGAGCACCACCCGGGCGACATAGCCGTCGTCGCTGTCGATGTCATCGACCTTGCGGGCCACCCCATCGACGGTCACGAGGTCGCCGACCTTGGGCCGCCACTGCGGCACCTTGAAGCTCGCCACCGTGACCTGGCCGATCTTCTGGCCGTAGTCCCCGAGGCGCGCTACGCCCTCGTCGATCACCAGGCGGACCGGAACGGCCGCGTCGAGTCCGCGCTGGACGGTGCCATCGACCCCGAAGACCTCGAAGAGGCTGTCGTCCATGTCGGTGAATGCCGGGTCCAGGATCACAGCAGCACCCCGCTGGCCTTGTGGCGCTCGATGCATTGGGCGCAGGCCCTGCGGCCTGCCTCGCACTGCGTCAGCTGCCCCACCAAAGGGGCGATGACCTGCTCGCCCAGTTCGCGCCAGGCCTCGGGGCTGTCCGGGTCGCGGGGCGTCCACGCGGGCGCCTGCGTGTCGCAGGGCACGTAGCACAGCGCATTGCACAGGGCCGGGACGGCAGGCGACGGCGGGCCGGGGCGCTTCGGCCCGCAGCCGGCGAGCGCCAGCGCGAGGGCCACGGCCATCAGCAGCTGGCTCACGGCGTCGCCCCCGAGAGCCGGTTGAAGGCCTCCACCCGTGCCGCACCAGGGCCGCAGTTGCCCGGCATCGGCGGCAAGGCGCGCTCCACGGTCCGGAACTCGGTGACGCGCTCGCGGCCGCGCTCGACCAGGGTCGCCAGGTCGGCCAGCAGTGCAACGTTGTCGGTGTCTGCGGCCCGGGCCACGCCGTTCACGACGTCCAGCCGCCCGTGCAACGCGGCGATGGCGCCCGCATCCCGCGCCGCCTGCATGGCCGCGTCGCTTCGCGCGCCGGCCCCGCCGGCGCGGTACAGCTGCGCCCCGTTGGCCAGCAGCGACAAAGCCAGGGCGATAGCCAAGGCGATCGCGACGCGCGTCATGCGATTCGCCCCCGCTGCAGGCGCCAGCGCCACAGCCAGTGCGCCATGTGCAGCGCCACGCCGATCCGGAACAGGATCTCCCACCAGTGCGCGGGGTGGCCGCGCAGCTCGGAAATGGCGATCGCCATCGCGCCGACGGCCACGAATACCAAGGCGATCTGGCTGGCATGGTGGCGCACACAGCGCGGGCGGCCGTGACGCAGGTAGAAGTACATGGCCACGAACCAGATCACGCCGCAGGCCATCAGGTTCAACGTGGTCCAGATCCAGCTCATGTCAGGTTGCCTCCACCTTGCGCTCGACGAAGCGGTGGCCGAGGTTCCAGATCGACTGGAACGCCAATGCGCACAGGCCCGCGCGGGCGCTGGGGTCGACCTTGGCCGCCATGGCGCCCAAGCCGAGGAAGTCGATGTGCGGGAGCACCAGCGAGAACCACGCACCCGAGAACGCCATTGCCACGATCCCGAACACCACGCGCGGGATACGCGTCTCGGGCTCGCCCTTGCGGAAGTAGAAGCTCAGGGTCGCGCCCAACAGGGCCGCGATCAGGACGCCGTAGGGCACGCCCAGGATGACCATGCCCACCGCCCCGCTGGCGGCGGGGACCTGCTTGGACATGACGGTGGCGAACAGCTCGTTGCGCATCAGGCTCCCCCCTGGGCATAGCGCTGGTAGGCCGCCGCGAGCTTTTCGTCGTAGCGGTTCTCCTTGAAGGCAGGCCCGTTGTACTGGCGGGCGAACTCGTCCCACTGACGCCGGCGCAAGGGCCGGTCCCAACCCCGTTCGGCGATCAGGTTCGCCGCGAGGTTCAGGTGCGCGTCTTCGTTGTGGTTCATCGCCAGCACGAAGCCGTGCAGGCTGGCCTCGCCGCAGGCCTGGTAGTTGAAGCCCATGATCTGGAACAGGCCCCAGCTGCAGGACTGGATGGCGGCGTCGGCGTCCAGCTGCACCGCTTGGTACAGCCGCAGGTATTGGTCACGGGCGTAGAACTGCCGCGCCGGCATCGGCGTGGACAGCTCGGGATGGCTGCGGTCGAAGCGAGCGCCCGTGCGGCGGCTGAAGATGTGCGACTCGAAGAGGATCTTCGGCCGGCCATCGGGCAGGAAGCCCTGCCCCGCCGACTCGACCGCCACCACCGCGCGCAGGGCGGCGACCTCCACATCCAATACGCGCGCAGCCCGCTCCAGGCCACGGTCGGTCAGCCGGCCCGCCATCAGCGCGCCTCCAGGCAAGCGATCACCCCACCCGCCGCCGGGACGAGGCGGCGACGGGCGGGGGTCGCCCCAGGGAAGCGATGGCGGGCCAGTGCGCTCACGATCAGGCGCCGGCGACGCCGCTACCGGGGGTCAACTTGACCTTGACCGTGGTCGCGCCATTGCCGGCCGCCTCGATCGCGATGCCGAAGCTGTTGAGGTCGCCCGCGCCGCCGGCGGCGATGATCACTTCGCCGGCACCCGAGTCCCAGTTGACGGCAGCGCCGACCGGGACGACGGCGGTCGAGAGCTTGGGCAGTTCCCACACGCCTTCGATCTGTACGGCGCCGGTGTCGCCATTGGCGATATCGGCGATCGGAATGGCCAGCAGGGTGCCCACGATCAGGGGCACGCCCGAGGACAGGTTGGCGCCGGCGGTGTAGTCGATGACGTTGCCCGGCTGGATGAAGTTTTTCGCCATGAGGGTTCTCCGAGAATGGCGTTACGGGGAGGCGTGCTTCGAGCTTGGTGGGGCGGCCATCTGCCGCCCCACCCGTCCCGTCACGCGCCGGGGTTCTTCGCCAGGGCGATGTGGTCCACGGCGGCGGCCGCGGCGTCGAGCCGCACCTTCCATTCGGTGCCATCGACGTTCCAGCCCTGCTTCGATTCCAGGTAGGGCTCCTGGCGACCATCGAGGTAGCCCACGACGATGCCGTCGTAGAAGGTGGGGTCGGCCACGCCGTACCAGGCCGCCGGATCGGCGGCGTCCAGGCGCGGATCCTCGATCACCTCGAAGGTGTTGCGCACGATGTTGGGGGTCGTGTTGTTCTTGCTGCCGCTGACCTCGAACTGGCTTTCCAGGACGGTGCGGGCCAGGCCACCCAGGCCCACCGGCACCACCAGGAACTTCAGCGGCACGCGCACCACGTTGCCGTCGGCGTCCTTCTGCGTGGCCATCAGCACACGCATACCGTCGACGGTCGTGGTGCTGATGGTCGAGCCCGGGGAAACCAGGTTGTTGTGGTCGGCGTGGAACAGCGCGACACCATCCGACATCACCGGGTTGCTGGTGAAGATCGAGAACACCGCATTGCCCAGGGTGCGCTTGGCGGCCTGGCCCATCTTGCGCGGCACGTCCGCCAGGGCATTGAGGTCGTCGTTGATAACCGCCTGACGGGTGATGCTGAACATCTTGCCGTAGGTGACCAGGCGCAGCGGGCTCCCCGACTCGTTGAAGGTGCCGTACTTGTACTCGCTGCCTTCGGGCACGATGTCGAGGTTGCTGAAGCGGCCCAGGCCGGCGAGGCTCGTTGGCTTGAAGTCGGTCAGCGTGACCGGGCGGGTGAACAGCGGGAAGACCTCCGGCGATTCCTCGTAGCCGCGCTTGAGCGACTTGTGAGCGACGTCGCTCAGCAGCAGCGGGAAGTCGCTGGTGCTGTGCGTGAACGAGCTGGCCACGATCTCCATTCGGTCCATGCCGCGGGTGTTTACCCCCGCCGCTTCCGCGCAGGCGCGCGAGAGCTCGAACATGGTGTGGCCGCGGAAGGGGTTGTCGCCTGCCGCGCGGGTCACGCCCAGGCGCGAGTCGATGGCCAGCGCCATCGCCTGGCGCTTCTTGTCCCGGTCATCGTCACCGGCCGCCACGGCGGCGTTGCCGTTCATGGGCTCGCGGCCCTGGCCGATGAGCGCCAGGATGCGGCGGCTGACGTCGTCCGCGGTGACGTCCGGGTCGGCGCCGGCGATCACCTCGTCGTAGTACGCCCGCACGTCCGGGTGGCCCAGGTGCGGGGTGGCGATCGCTCGGATCTCGGCGTTGCGCGCCTGCAGGGCCGCGATCGGGTTCTCGGCGTTCTGCGGGTTGGCCGCGGGTTCGGCCGCCGCGGTGCGGGTCGGGTTCGGCATGTCGATGTCCTCATGGATGCCGGACACGGCCGGCGAAGTGGTGCCGGCGGCCGCCGGCGAACGGGGGGTGGGGTGTGCGGCAGCGGCGGCCGTCGCACGGGAGTCGCGCGGGTGAAGCAGCGCGTCGAGCTGTGCGGCGATGTGCTGGGGCGCTCGCGCGGACAGGCGCTGGAGAGCGGCCTCGCTCGCGGCGGCGTCCTCTTCGGCTTCCTCCGGCGCCTCGGTATCCACAGCCTCATCGGCCAGGCCGGCGTCCACGGCCTCCGCGGCGGTGTACCAGTAGTCCTTGCCCGACGCCCACAGGGCTTCGAACTCGCTGGCCGGACGCCCGCTCTTGCGGGCATAGCTGGTGGCCATCGCCTTGCCGAAGGTGTCCAGCACGTCGGCGTACTCGCGCAGCTCGGCGCTGTTGCCGTGGGCGAAGCCCCACGGCGCGTGCAACATCATCAGCGTGTTGTCGGGCATGGTGATCGTGTCGCCGGCCATCGCGATCAGGCTGGCGATCGAGGCCGCAATCCCATCGATGTGCACGTCGATGGTGGCGCCCTCGCTCGCCTTCCGGCGCAGGGCGTTGTAGATCGCCACGCCGTCGGAGACGGCGCCGCCGTAGCTGTTGATGCGCACCACGATGGTGCTGGCGCTGATATCGCCCAGTTCGTCGACCACCGACTTGGCGGTAACCGTGTCCTCCCACCAGCTCTCGCCGATGTTGCCGTAGATCAGGAGCTCGGCCTGGTCATCGCCGGCCTCGGCGCGCACCTCCATACGGCCGGGAACGGCGCGGGCGGCCGCCGCGGCCGAGGTACGCCGGTCGCCGCCGCGGCCCAGGATGGCGCGCATGGCCTGCGGAATCTTCTTCAGCTTGATGGTCATTCGGGCTCCTTCAGCGCGAGGGCGCGGGCAAGGCTCCGCCGCGATGCGCGCGTGTCGTCGGGGTTCGTGTCTTGAGGCGTCGACTGGCCGGCGGTCTGGTCGCGCCAGTCCTCACGCAGGCGCAGCACCTCTTCGGGGTCGTTGCCCGACAGCAGGATGTTCTGCTGTGGCGCCTGCCAGCCGCGGTCCTCCATCTCGCCCCGGGCCAGCGCTTCCTTGAGCGGATCGATCCAGGGCATCTGCGGCCGCACGAAGATGGCGGCCATCAGCTCGCGCTGCGTCCATCCGCGGGGCAGGCGCACGATGCGCGCCAGCAGGCAGGCCTGGACGAAGCGGGTCCAGATCGGGCGCATCGTGCGTGCAGTGAAGAACTCGCCGAGCATGGCGTACGCGCCCCACTGCTCCACCAACTCCTGGCGCTGCGCGGAATAGGTACCGTCGTAATTCTTCGACACGGAGCTGTGGCTGGTGCTGGTACCCCCGGCGACCCGGCGCAGTTGGTCGTTGATGTAGACCGCGACGTTCGGGTTGGGACGCTTGCTGTCGAGGATCTCGATCTGCTCGCCGGGCAGCAGGTCGTCGCCGATCATGCCGGGCACCATGGTCAGGGCACGGTAGGCCGCCGCCTCCAGCGCCTGCCCGGTGACCGGGTCTTTGCTCGAGCCATAGCCGCTAGCGTCGCCCTTGATGATCTGCGCGCACAGACTGGCGGCGACCTTTGCCGCGATGCGCTCGCTGTCCTCGTAGTCCTGGATATCGCGCAGCCGGTTCATGACGGGGGCGAACATTGACAAGCCGCGCACCTGGTGGATGCGGTCGATGTTGGCGAGCTGACAGATGAACTCGGCCGGCACGCGCTTGGTCTCGGCCTTCCAGTACAGGCCGTCGCCCGGGTGCTGCTTGTAGACATGCCAGGCGACCGGGCGCCCCCAGGCATTGCGCTCGACGCCCTGCCGGATGTTGCGGGCCTCGTCGTTGAAGTCGAGGGGGATGAGGTCCGCCTCGAGCATCTCGATCGAGAACGGCACCTCGGTGCCGTGGTCGAGGTACGGGATGCGGCCGGTCAGGTCCTGGAAGAAGGACTCGCCGTCGCGAGCGCAGCCACCGAACAGGAGCTGCTGCGACTTCCCGAAATCGTGCTGCCAGGTGACCTCCGGGCGGTCCCACCACAGGTCCCAGGCATCGCGCAGGTCCTGCGCCAGGCCGCGATCGACCTTGCCGCCGCGCCGGCGTGGCGCCGGGATCACGTCAATGCCCGACCCGACCACGTTCTGAACCAGGACCGAGAGCACGGTCCGCGCCACGTCGTGGTCGCGGCACAGCGCACGGGCGCTGTCGCGCAGTTGCTTGGCGTCCAGTCCCACGATGCGGTCACCACTGCCGTGGTCGAGGGCCATCTTGCGGCTGCGGCTTGGGCGGGTGGCTTCGTGGACCACCGCCTGGACGCGCCGGGCCGAGTCCAGCTCGCGGCGGGTCTGGTCGTGGCGCGCCTCCGCAGCGATGACCGCGTGATCCGTGGGGATCAGGGCCTGCAGGCGCTCACGGGCGACGGTGGCGGTCAAGCCCGCCATCAGATCCGGCCTCCGAAGTCGGCCTGGGAGAAGCGGCCCCCACCATTTGCGACGCGTGCCTCGCGATCCACGACCGCCTGCAGGCGGGCGATCTCCTTCTGGACTGCCTCAAGGTCCGCGCGCGTCAGCTGGCGGTCGCCGAAGCGCACCGACTGGCCCGAGAGGATCTTCGCCTCGGCGGCCAGGTAGAGGTCGAGTCGCTGTTGGTTGACGGTCGGCACATGAGTAGGTTGCCGGGGTCGCGCGGACATTCGTAGGCAAAACGTGTCCGCGACAGAATCTGAAAGCCTTGCCCTGCTTACGTTTCAGGATTGAGTGCGGACACGTTTTGCCAAAACATGTCCGCGGAGCACATTTAGGCCGCTTCAGCGCCACCTTTTGGTAGTCCGCCTGGTAACAGACGGCGCAGATGACGGACTGTGATTCCATGGCGTCCCGCGACGCGCGATGCGTCGGCGCCGTTGCGAAGCTCCACTTCCATCTGCGACACGTCGTACTGCCGACCCGGCTTGGGGATGTACAGACGCTCACCCGGATATTCGCGCTGCAGGTAGTCGACGATGACGTTGGCGAACGGCAGCGCGATTGACTCCGTCGCGCCCAGGTCCTCCACGATCGCCTGCACCAGCTCCGCGCGCAGGGCCTCGGTCTTGTCGAGGTCTCGGCTGTTGCTCATCCGATGTTCCACTCCCCATCCACGACGCCACCCCGCTTCGGTGTTGCCCGGGGCGGCGCACTGGCGGGCTTCGCGGGCGTCGATGTTTCACGGGAATCATCGGCCGGCTGGCTAAAGAGGTCCTGTGGGTCCGGCAGGAGGGCTGCTTCCAGGGCTTTGAACTGCGCCTCGCGCATTGCATCGATCTTCACCGCCGGTGCGTAGGCCGCCCACAGCGCGTAGACCAGCGTATCCAGCGGCTCGTTGTACGAGCCCTTCGGCCGGATCCACTTCTTCGCCGCCTCGTCGAAGTACTCCACCACCAGGCCCTCGAAGTACTTGGGCTCCAAGGCGCCCGGATCCGGCTTGAGCGGGTCGTACTCTTCGCCCCGCCCGCCGGGGAAACGAATCATGCGCGCGTCGATCGGATCCGGCTCACCGTCCTTGTCCGCGGCCTCTTTCGCCAGGATCGCCGACGACAGCCAGCCGTAGATGATGTGCTTGAGCACGCTGGTGCCCACGCCCCAGACACCGACGCTTCGCGCGAGTGTCTTGTCGCGGTCGTTCACCTCGGTCTTGGAGGGGCGGTACACCGCGCGCTCGGACTTGTGTTCGGCGCGGCCGCGGATCAGGTAGAGCGCCTGTGTGCGATAGCCCCGATCGACCTGGATCATCCGGTCGCGGCCCGAGCTCGCCACCTTCGACTGGACGAACTTGGCCGCCATCTCGGTCCAGTTGCCACCGTCGATCGCCACGGCGCGAATGTGCATCGGCCGGCCATAGACGTTGTGCCACACGCCTTGCAGGTACCGGTCGAGTTCGGCATAGCCATCAGGCTTGGAGGGATCGCCATCGAGGATGGCGTACTCGACCACGCGCCCTCGCTGGCCACGACCCCACGCCACCAACTGAACCTCGAAGCGGTCGTGCGCCAGGTCGACGCCGGCGGTCAGGATCAGACCCGCCTCCGGGACGACGCCGGCATGGACGCCCGGCTCAGCCAGCGACTTCACGTCCTCGGCGTTCTGGGTCTTGCGCTCGCCCTCGTAGACCTCGCCCAGCACCAGGTTGGTGAAGCCGGCCAGCTTGTCTGGGTTCTTCTCGGCGGCGGCGCGCTTGTCGGCGATCGCCTTCCACGAGTCGCCAATGCCCTCCGGCGAGTAGGCGGCCCAGATGTGATAGCTCTGGTGCGAGCGCGGAGCCTCCGGATTCGTGGGCTCCCAGAAGGCGCCGTCGGGCGCAGGTGGATCGATGACGGTCCGGCAGCACACATCCGCGAAGACCAGCCGCCCCTTGCCTTCTTGGGCATGGATCACTCGCAGCGGCACCTCACCGCAGTCCGGGCAGGCACTGCGCTCGCGCAGCATGGCCTCGCGATGGTGCTCGCGTATCTCGCAGCCGTGGGCGATGCAGGCAAAGAAGCCTTGCGGGTGCAGGTTGTCGGGCTTGAGCACCTGGTGCGCGCCGCATTCCGGGCAACGCACGCGGTAATGGCGACGGTCGCCGTCCTGGAAGTCGTCGTCGATCTGGCTCGCCCCGGCGACCGTCGGCGTGCAGGCCCGGTAGCGCTTGGCGCGATCGCCGTACGACATCGCGCGGGCGGCGAGCTGTTCGGCGGCCGAGCCCTGGCCACCGATATCGGTCGGCGACTCGTCGTACTCGTCGTGGAACACGAAGCGCGCGGTCCGCTGGCGCAGCTGCTTGCTCGAGTTGACCCAGATCGTCCAGAGCGTGCCGCCCGGGAACTGCTTCTCGAAGGTGTTGTCGCTCTCGAGCTTGGCCTGCAGCGTCGGCATGATCGCTACGGCCGGCTCGAATTTGGACACGCTCCAGCTGCGCGCCAGGTCCTTCACCGGCTGGGCCACGATCATCGAGTCCAGGCCTCGGTCGATCACGTATCCGACCCAGTTGATGCCGACCTCGGTGGCGCCGATCTGCGCCGACTTCTTGAACGTGACGTCGGTGACCCGGGTGTGCTCGCTCAGCGCGTCCATGATCTCGCGCAGGTACGGCGTGCGGCTGGTGCGCCATTCGCCCGGCTCGGCGCCGGCGCCCTGGGCGATCTGCCGGTACTTGTCGGCCCACTGGCTGACCGTCATTCGCGCCGGGATGGTCCACCCTTCCGCCCAGGCCGCGGCGACGACCGCGCTCGCGTCGGCGAGCTGGACGTCGAAGTCGACGTCGAAGGTCTCGAGCATCATGCGGCGTCCTCGGTCGGCATCGGCCGCTTTTGCGTCAGGGCGTGGGCCGCCTTCTGCATCTCCTCGCTGATCCGCGCCACTTCGTCGTTGATCAGTTGCTCGCAGGCATGCGGGTCGCTCTCGGCGGCCAGCTTCAGGCGCAGCTTGCTGCCCATCCGGCGCAGGCGCTCCATCGCCTGCCGCGCCAGCGTGAACGTGTCGCGGCGGACGTCGTGCGTGCGCGTCAACGCGCCCGACTGCTCGCCCAGGCTCAGCTCGGCCGCACGGGCCTTGGCCAGCCGTTCGCGGCGCATCGCCTCGCGCAGGTCGACCCGGTCGTGCAGGGGCGCCACGATCGCAGTAGGCGCGCCCTGCGCGTCCACGGGGGCCGGCTTGCCCGTCCGGTCGCCCCCGCGCACGGGATCGCTCGTCTCGGCCAGCAGCGCGTCGCTGGCGACCACGTCGATGCGCTTGCCATCCGGCGCCAGGATCAGACGGCCGTCGCGGCGCATCCGGCGCACGTAAGAGTCGCTGCAGCCCCGGTGCTGGGCGTACTCGGCGGTCGTCATGAAGCGGGATTCAGCGGTCACCGGAACCCCCTGCCACCATCGGAACCCCGGAACCAATAACCAAATCAAAAACTTGCACGAGTTTCGCGGCCTCGCTACCCGCACCAGCCGGCGCCCCGGGAGGACCCGCGCGCCGGTGGCCAACGGCCCTCGCGGTGTCTCGACCGACCGGGCCCTCCTCCCCCTGCCCGACCTCGCCCGAGGTTGGGCAGGAGGTTGGGCAGCGGAAACCCTTGCGGCTATTGGCTATTCCCAACCTACCCAACCTACCCAACCTGTTATTACACATGGGGAGAATGTAGTGGCGGACCCACTCCATACACGCGAGGGGCAAAAGGTTGGGCAGGTTGGGCAATGCCCACGGCGAAAGGCCCGAGGTCGGGCAGGAGGTTGGGCAGAGGTTGGGCAGCGCGCCCGAGGTCGGGCTAGAACGGGATGTCATCGTCACCCCCTGCTGCCTTGCCAGGCGTCTCGGCGGCCGCCATCGCGGCCCAGGTCAGGCCCGGCTGCAGCCATCGTCGCTCACGACGCCCGCCGGGCACGATACCGCGATCGTGGCGCCATCCCAAGCGCTTCATGATGTTGGCCACGCGCATCTGCTCCGGCCGGCCATGCCTGGCCGCGTCCACCCCAATGGCGAACAGCAGCAGCTCATCGGTGGTGGTCCAGGTGGGCGCCCGACCGTAGAGCCTCGACGGGTACGCTTTCTCGCCAGGGTCCTTGCCGTCGAGCCAACGCGCAACGCGTCCCTCCCAGCTGTCCTCGAAGTAGCGCGCCTCCTGCTCGTCGCCGGCGTCGTCGGGCAGGTCCCACCACTGGAAGCCCGCGCTGAACATCGCCACCGCCTCGGCCCACAGCTGGTCACGCGCGGCCTGGAGCCGGTCGAGGTCGATCTGCCCCCCGTCCTGGATCCGGACCGGCAGGAAGCGTCGGCCACCCGTGTGGTCGCGCAGGTACTCGGTCTCGTTCGTGGTGCCGACGAACACGCACTCACGGCGGTAGGACCGAGGCACGCGCTCGTACGGCGCACGGTACTTGTCGACGCGGCGGGTGATGGCGCCCTTCACTGCCGTGATATCGGCCTTCGTGAAGCTGTCCATCTCGGCGATCTCCACGCCCCAGCACCCCAGGATCACCTGGTAGAAGTCCTTGCCCGAGGGCGACTCCAGCGTTTCGACGTACCAGCTCGGGTTGAACAGCACGCCCATAGCCGTGGTCTTCTTCTTGCCCTGGATGCCTTCCAGCACCAGCATGAAGTCCACCTTGGCGCCCACCATGGGTTGCTTGGGGTCGAACCACAGGATGCGCGAGACAGCGCTGACCATGAAGCACTGGGCGGCGTGGCGGTTGTATGCCCGGTCCTCGACCCCGAACAGGTCGACGAACATGCGCTCCACGCGCGGCGTGCCATCCCACTTCAGGCCTTGCAGGTATTCACGGATCGGGTGCCGCCTGTGCCGGCGGGCCACGGTGATGACCGCCTTGAGGGCCATCTCGTCGCTGACCAGCATGCTGTAGCGATCGGGCCGCTGCAGCCAGGCCGCCAGCTCGCAGGCATCCGTGTCGGTGAACTCGTCGCGGTTGCCGCCCACCCAGGGCGGATCCTTGGCCAGCACCACCTGGTTGCTCGACTCGTTGAGCCAGAAGGCGCCGGCGAAATGGTCGTCGTGCTCGAGGATGAGCATCAAGTTGTGCAAGGTGCTCTCGATGCGACCGTCGCGGTTCGTCGTCAAGGCCACGCGCCAATCGCTGTCGCCCGGCGAGCCCCCGCCTGGCGGCGTACCGCCGCCGTCAATGACCTCCAATCGCTTCCGCGCCACGCTCACCCTCGCACCACGTCGATTTCAGCGACGCGATGCGCCGCCCAGGTAGCCAGCTGGCGCGGGGTCCAGCCCTCCGCCAGCGCATCGGCCAGATCCCAGCCTTTGGGCTGGCCGGCGGGATCCACCACGCGCATCGAGCGCACCCCGGCTTGCTTGAGGAGCTGGGCGACCCCGACGTGGAAGCGTCCCGCGTAGTCGCGGTGGCCGAGCATGGCCTGGCGGCCGGCGTCGTCCGCATCCGGCCAGAGCACCACATCACGCTCGGCCAAGGGAGACCAGTCGACGTAAGCCACGCCCTTGCCTCCCCCCGCCCAGCTGACCGACACGTACATGGGCAGCGCGTCAGCGCCAGCCGCGCGACATTTTTCGCCTTCCGACAGCAGCACCGGCGCGGCCGGGCGATCTGCCAGCGCGTCAAGGCCGAACAAGGGCCGCGGCCGGGGAAAGGGTTGGATGCACCACTGCATCGCCCCGTCAGGGCCGATACACCAGGTCACCGTCGGGGTGATCTTTCCGTCCTTGAACTCGCACCGCAGGACGTAGCCGATCAGCCGGCCTTGGCTGTCGCGGTAGTCGAACGCGGTGGCTGGCTTGAAGCGCGAGAACTTGCCTCGTTTCACGTTCCACACCGGCACGGTCCAGCCATCGCCCTGCACCAGCTCGGGGGCGTCGTCCGGGACGGGCATCAGCGGCACCCACTTGCCGCCCACCTGTTCAACCTGGGGGGCCCGCTGCGCGGGACGGGCCTCCGGCGAGGGCCGGAATGACTCGCCGCCAAGACGTGCGCAGGCTTCCTGGAACGTGATGTTCTCGTAGCGCTGCAGGAAGTCGATCACGTCGTGGTGGGCACCGCATCCGAAGCAGTGGACGAAGCCTTTGCTGGGCGAGACATAGAAGCTGGGCGTGCGCTCGTCGTGGAACGGGCAGCGTCCCTTGTATTCGCGCCCGTCCTTCTTCAGGTCGACGTAGGCACCGACGACCTGCACGATATCGACTTGCGCTCTCAGGGCTCCGACGTCGATCCGGCTCATCGCGGCCCCTTCCTGGGCGGCATGGCGGCTTTACGCTTCGCGGCGCGGTACTGCACGCGCAGGTAGTCGGCAATACGCTCGCGGCAATTGCGCGGCGCCCCGCAGTCGCTGTGGAGGCAGGCGTCCGGCAGCGCCGCGATCTTGCCAGCCCAGGTGTCCAGGGGGCCCGCCGCAATCTCGAGCGCCTTGCCCATGCAATGGCTCACGCTCATTTCGCCGGCTCCAGCGCGAGGCAGCCTTGCGGCAGGCGCTTGGCCGCATCTTCCGCGACCCACTGCGCGCGTTCTGCCAGCGCCTGTTCGTGGGTCATGCCGGTCGCCGGCGCGCGCAGGGCATCGAGGGCCCTTGCCATGCCTTCGAGAGCACGCCCCGAAACCCGGTGCCGCAACGGCCGGTCGCCGGCATGGACACCTCTCGGCAGGGCGCGGCGGGCGGCCATGATCAACGGCGCCACGCTCGCTGGTGCGCGGCCGCGGCCTCTTCGCCCTTCTGGCAAGGCACGCACAGCCGCGCACCCATCGCCTGCCGCACCGCCGCGATGGGCTCGCCACAGTCCAGGTTCTCGCAGTGGGTCAGTCCCTGCGATCGCTCGCGCCGAGCGTGGGTGCGCAAGGCGTTCTCGGTGTGCAGTTCGTTCATGGCTTGCACCTGGTCCATCTGGTCAGGCATGTGCGGCGTCCCCCTCGGGCAGCAGTGCGGTCACCTGGCGACGCATACCCAACAGGGCGGCCATCAGGTCGTCGGATTCGTTGAGGATTCGCTTGGCGTGCGGCAGGTCGTCGGCATTGAGCTTGCCGTCCGCCAGCGCCGGGGCCAGCGCCTCCACCAGCTGCGCAAACTCGGTCGCCAGCGCGGCCATGCCCACGGCGGGGGCATGCGGGGCGTCCTCGATCGCAGCAATGGAGAGCCGGCCCCGGCGCTTGGCCAGGTCGCGCTCGCATGCGCTCCGGTAGGGATCCGGCAGCGCCATCACCCATGCATCCTCGAGATCAACGGGCAGCACCTTGACGGTGCCATCCATGTAGCGGCGAAGGGTCTGGCCGTTCGCCTTCATCGCCGCGAGCAGGGCATCGCCCTCCCCCAGCTTGAACGGCACGTGGCGCACGTCGGGCGCCACGGTGGCGACGTAGTGCTCGGCAACGGCCATGGCGAAGCTGTTGGCGTTGGTGGCCGTCTCATCAAGCATGCGGCGCGTATAGCCGTAGATGACCGACTGCCGCGGCGGCAGAAAATGAGGCGCGGGCTTCATGCGCGCACCTGATGCTGCACGTCAGCATGGTGCCCATGACGAACATCATTCCGCTGCCCCGCCCACTGCGTCTGGATGCGTTGCGACACTTCCACTTGAGGACTGACGGGACCGCGCTCGCGGCGGTGTTCTTCAGTATGGGACCGGCCCCCGGTGTAGCCTTGGACACGCGACCCAGCCAACACAACACCGGAGACCGGCGATGCAAAACCAAGTTCAAGCAGTGGGCCATCCGTGGTTTGAGGCAGACGACTACGAGTCATTCAAAGCGCTCCTGCCGGAACGCAGGTGGCACCCGACCTTCGCCGAATGGGAAGCCGCCGCTGAGCAGAATCTCAAACGCCTCAAAGACCAAGGCGTCCGGGCCATCAAGGCCAAAGTGCGTCCCGCTGAGTTTGCCGCTTGGTGCAGGGAGACCGGCCGAGATGTCGACACCCAGGCACTTACCGCCTTCGGGGCAGAGGCGGCTTACAGGGAGATCACAGGCCAACACTGACAAGTACATCTCAGGCGGCCTCCGGCGTCGGTGCGTCCTGCGTGGGGCCAAAGACGTCGGGCTTGAGGACAAACCGGAGCTTGAGGGCGTGGCGCTCTTGTATCGGCCCCTCAGGCCACTGGTAGACGGCGGATGGCGTGATCCGGAGCGCGTTTGCGAGCGCGGAGGCATTGCCTCCGTAAGCGGCGATCGCTTCAGCCTTTGAGATGGGCGGCATGTCCATGGGCAACGAGTATAAGCATGCTTATACGATACGTGCAAGGGCGCTTATATGAGCTCCCTATAAGCTCGCTAACATGGCTATGACCCTGGGCGAACGGCTCACGCATGCACGCGTCGAGTCTGGCTACAACGAACCTGCGATCGCCGCTCACAAGGCGGGCATCTCGCCGTCTGCGCTCTATCAACTCGAGGACGGCACGACGAAGTCGCTCAAGGGGACGACTGCTGTGCAGCTGGGGAGGGTCTACACCGACTTCCGGATCGAGTGGCTCATTGACGGAAGCGGCCCCGCCAAGCGAGAGCGCATCGGCGTCGCTGACGAGCCCGCCACTTACGTCGCAGGTTCAGAGACACCCGTTGGATACGTTCGTCTCCCGCTACTGAACATGGAGGGGGACATGGGCTATGGCACCTACAGCGACGAGCAACCCGACGTCGTGAAGTTCCTGGACGTCGCCGAATGGTGGGCGCGCCAGAACCTCCCGCGAGACCTAGACCGCGTCAAGCTGATCAGCTCGCGTGGCGACAGCATGGCCGGTGTGATCAATCACGGCGACGTGGTCTTCGTCGACACCGGCATTGATCACTACGAAGGCGAAGGCATCTACGTCTTCAATTGGCAGGGCCGCGCCCTGATCAAGCGTCTCGTCCCCAATTTGCGAACGGGACGACTTCAGATCCAGTCCGCGAACCCGGCATACCCGCCCGAAGACGTGGCGCCAGAAGAAATCGAGCAACTACACATTGCCGGGCGGGTGGCAGCTTGGTGGACGCTCCGCAACTTCTGATCTAGTGATCTCAGGCATACGCCTGGCGGCCCGCCTGAGAACTCAGGCTTCAAGCCGACTACTTCTGTTGAGCAGCTAGCAGTTCTTTGGCCGCCTCTCGGATAGCGCCGATGACACCTGCACCGACGAAGAACACCGCCCAGATGAGGAAGGTGACGCCGGCGAGGATCTCGTGAATCGCACTCTTCGCCCCACCGAGTAGAAGCACGCCGCCGAAGAACGCGGCCAAGGAAATCAGCAAGAAAACAATCTGCACTTCGGTCTCCCCTGAGGCTGAATGCCCGACGATAGCAACCCCATGTATAAGCCCGCTTGCATATGAAGATGTAAGTGTGCTTATATCTGCCCTGCCGGCTCCCCCTAGGACCGGCAGGGCACCCGCCCCGGCCGACCCGATGCGGCCATAGGCGGACAGAGCCGGGCCCGGCGCGTTCTCCCCCAGCGCCGGGCCCGGCCGCCCTTCATCTTTGATGGAGGCGCACATGTTCGACACCACCGACACCCGCGATCTCGAGGCCCAGCACCAGGCCGTGCTGGCCGCCCTCCCCATCCCGATGGTTCCCACCTGCGTGCGCGCGGTGCTGCGCACCACGGCCCGCGACCACATCTATGCCGAGGCCCACCGCAAGTCAGGCCAGGCCCAGCACCGCCTGCGGCACAACCGCCGGGGCAACCGACTCCACCGCACCGCCCTGCGCACCGAAGCGCTGGCGGCCGAGTTACTTGCGGAGGTGCGCTGATGGCCACCGTCATCCCGCTGCGCCCCATCGAGAACGCCCTAGCGCAGGCCAACCGCCTACCCTCCCCGCCAGACCGACGCGCGTGCATCCGCGCCGTCCTGGCCGAGCTCAATGCCGGCCGCAACGGCCAGGCCGTCGCCTTCCAGCTGCAGCGCACCCGGCGTGACCTGGCGTCGCTGCAAGGCGGTGCGGCATGAATGCCGTGTTGGACACGCTGCGCGAAATGCGGGCACAGCTGCCGCCGGGGTCGCAATGCCCCGTCACCTTCATGAGCAAGCCGAACCCGCTCGCACGGCGCGCCGACGACGCGATCGCCGCCGTCGCTAGGCTGGTCGACTCACAGCAGGCAGACGCGAGGCTTGTCGCCCTCCTGCTTTCCTACCTCAACGACAACCTGTCCGAGCGGGAGAAGGGCCGTCTTGGCGCGGAACTGACGACCCGCGACCTGTCCGACCATGCGGAGCGTCGCGCCGCGGTCCTCGCCCGCGTCCAAGGCGGTGCGTCATGACCCCCATGGACATCAAGCGCGAGTTCGCGTCTTGGGGACCGGTGCGCGAGCAGAGCGGCCGCGAGTGGCTGCGCCTGTTCGGCGGCGACCCACCGCCCGCATGGCCCCCTCAGCCCGCGCCGGTGCAAGCGCAGGAAGGTGCGCGATGAACGCCCGCCTGCGTGCCTGGGCCGACTACTGGGTCCGCCTGTCGGCCGCATGGCTGGCCGACTGGTTCGACCTGGTGGCCGCCGACACCTGCCACACGATCGCCGGCCGCCTGCGTGGGTGGGCGTCGCGATGACCGTCCTGATCACCGCCTACGTCTGCCTGTGCCTCGGCTTCTGCGCCGGAATGCGCACCGCCGCCGGCTTCCTCTCCCTGGCGAACCCCAAGACCTCGACCGGAGGCCTCTGACCATGATCCAGCACAGCCGTCCGCTGCCGGCGGACGTCCCCACCTGCGTCCAGGGCCACCGCCCCCAGCTCGTCGAGACCCGCGGGGCCCCGGCGGGCCATCGCGTGGGCTCGCCCTGCCCGCCCCACTTCCACATCGAGTGCCATCGCTGCCGCGTGGCCACGGTGCCGTCGCCCAACCGCGCCATCACCGAGCTGCGCTGGCGCGATCCGATGGGCCACATCCCGCTGTCCGACCTGCCCCGCGTGCGTGAGCGCATCGCGGCGGTCGTCGCGGCCGCTGCCTGAGTCCGAGGATTCCATGACGACACTTCAGAGCTTGTCACCGTTGCAGCGCCGCGCGCTTCTGGCGGCCCTGGCATCGCCCTCCCATAGCTTCACCCGGCAGCGCGCCGGCTACGTCGCCGCCGGCGCCTACCCGAAGGCGAACCGCAGCCAGGCGCTGCAGGTGGAGACCTTCACCAAGCGCCTGATGCTGATGCTCGAGCGCGAGTACCTGGTGGAGTCCGATCAGCCGGGCTTCCCGACCCGCTTCGCCCTGACGTCCAAGGGTCTGCAGCTGGCGCAGGCGATTGCCGAGGCGGCGAAAGGCCCGCGGGCGGGCGCCGCATGATCCAGAAGGCTGCGTCCGCACTCATTGCCTGGGCACGCCAACGCGCGCCGGACTTCGTGGTCGGCGGCGTTGAACAACCTTACCTGCTGCGTTGGTTCCTGATCCCGCGCAATCCAGTGTTCAACGTTTACCTGCACTGCTTCCTGCGCGACGACGACGACCGTGCCCTACACGATCACCCGTGGCCCTGGTGCAGCATTCTGCTTAGCGGTGGCTACATCGAGCATACGATCGCCGCGGGCGGTATCCATCACCGCCGCGAGCGTAGCGCCCCCAGCATCAAGCTGAGCGGGCCACGCCGGGCGCACCGGATCGAGCTATTCAAGATCCGCGACTTCGTCTCGAGCCAGCCAAGCAATGACACGCCCCTCTCGTGCTGGACGCTCTTCATCACGGGGCCTCGCCTCCGCACCTGGGGATTTCACTGCCCGGAGCGTGGCTGGGTGGACTGGCGCGAGTTCACCGACCCCAACGACAAGGGCCTGACCGGACCGGGTTGCGGCGATCAGTCGGCGGAGCGCCAAGCATGACGGCCGGCAAGTCCACCGCGGCAAATCGGGTCCGCACCTTCATTGCCAGCCGTGCGAACGGCGCGACCACCGGAGAGGTCCATCGCTTCCTGGTCGGCGAAGGGCCCAGCCGGTCCACGGCCTCGATGCTGGCCACCATGGTCAAGCACGGAAAGCTGGACAAGCGCGGCAACCGGTTCTTCACCAATGCCGCCAGCTTCGTCGACCGCCGCAGTGGCATGACCGTAGCCCCGCCGAAGCCCGAGCCCAAGCGCGTCGCGCTCGCGCTGCGCGCGGGAGAGGTCGCCGCCGCGACCAGGGCCGCGCCCCACCGCATCCCGACCTCGCCGGCAGCGCCGCTGGCCACCGTGCGGGATGCCGCACCGACCGTCGCGACGATGTGCTCGGCCGTCGAGGTCAAGAAACCCCTGCGCGACACCCTCGCGCGCCACGTCGACGCCTTCGTCGCCGGCGGCGGCCGCGTGCAGACCTTTGCCATGGGCGAGACCGCCCACTCGATCGCCGAGCGCGAGCGGCAGGCCCAGGCCTTCCGCCGTGAGCGCAGCGAAATCCATCCCACGAAACGCGGCAAGCGCGCCGCCTGAGGACTGCCCATGTTCAACACCCACGACGACGCCGCCCGCGGCCCCAACCAGCTCGACGCCCTTGCCGATCAGACCGAAGGCCAAGGCCTGCAGGTCACGGCCGAAGGCCTGCGCGCCCTCGCACGCGAGTGGCGTCGCGACCAGCACGCCCTGCAGGCCGCCGAGTCCACCCTCGCGATCGCCGCCAAGCCCGAGCGCCTCCTGGCGCAGCTTGGCCGCGGCCATGCCATCACCCCTTCCAGCCGCTGAGGTCACCATGAACGCAAAGGACGAGTACACCGATCTGCGCGCGGCCGCCAAGCGCGGCGCTCGCATCCAAGCCTGGCACCTGAAGTCCGGCGCCCAGTCATCCGCCCAGGGCCACTGGGTGACCCTGCTGTCGACCCCGGAGCCGGCCTTCAGCTGCCCGGCGCACCTGTACCGCGTGCACCCGAACGACGTGGCGGAGGTGCCGGCATGAACGCCGTCTCCCCGCTCGCGCGCGCCGAAGCGGCGTCCCTGCAGCGCATCGCGCTGGCCCACCTGCAGCTGTCACCGCTCAACGCCCGCAAGACCCAGGGCGAAGGCGTCGAGAACCTTGCCGCCAGCATCGAGGCGCATGGCCTGCTGCAGAACCTCACGGTGCTGCCGGCCGAAGACGCGGGCACGTTCGAGGTCATCGCCGGTGGCCGCCGCCTCGCGGCCCTGCAGCTGCTCGACGCCCAGGGCCGCCTGCCGACGACGCTGCGGGAGATCTCCTGCCTGGTGGTCGACGACGCCGACATCGCCGTGGAGGCTTCCACGGCCGAGAACACGCTGCGCGAGGCCATGCACCCGGCCGACGAGTTCGACGCCTTCCGCCGCATGATCGATGCGGGCAAGCCGATCCCGGATATCGCCGCCCACTTCGGCGTCACCGAGCGCGTCGTCCGCCAGCGGCTGAAGCTCGCCAACGTCAATCCGGACCTGGTGCAGGTCTACCGCGACGGCGGCATGACGCTCGAGCAGCTGCAGGTGCTGGCGTTGACCGACAACCACGACCTGCAGAAGCAGGCCTGGGGCAAGAACCGCCAGGACTACGAGCGGAGCCCTTACCATCTGCGCCAGTTCCTCACCCAGAGCGACGTGTCGGCAGACGATGCCCTCGCGAAGTTCGTGGGGCTGGAGGCCTACGAGCAGGCCGGCGGAACCGTGCGCCGCGACCTCTTCAGCGATCGCGCCTGGCTGACCGACCGGGCCCTCTTGGACCAACTGGCCATGGATCGCCTCGAACAGACCGCACAGGCGCTGCGCGACGCGGGCTGGTCGTGGGTCGAAGCGCGCATCGATCTGGACTACGCGGCTCGTGCCGAGTTCCCCTCCGCTCCGCGGATCGACGTCGAGCTCGCACATGCGACCCCGGAGGACGCTGCACGTGAAGCGGAAGTCGAGGCGCGTCTCGAGAAATTGGAGAACGGCAGTGAGGATCTGACCGACGCCGAGCAGGAGGAGTGCTGGGCGCTTCAGGATGAACTGACCAAGATCGAGGATCGGAAGAGCGAGATCTGGCCGGAGCGGATCATGGCGCAGGCCGGCGCTCTGGTCACGGTGGGCCACAATGGCATCGAGGTCAGCTGTGGCCGACTGAAGCCGGGCGAGAAGCTGGGCAAGAGCGGTACGGTCACCGGCGGGGCGGACGCGAGTGCGCCGGCGAAGCCGAAGGCACCGACGCTCAGCGCGGCCGTCCTGCGCAACCTCAGCGCTCATCTCAGCGAAGAGGCTCGCCATCACGTGAGCCGGGATCCCCAGCTCGCGCTGGCGCTGCTGGTCGATCGCTTCGCCTCGGACCTGGCCGGCACCTTCAGTCACGCGCGACTCCTCACCGCGAGCGGGGGCCGGGGCGCCGATGCCGCGGCGATCGCACCGGACAACTACAACGCGTTGCGGCCGAAGGATGAGGTGGCGGAGGCCTGTCGCATGAAGATGCCCCGCGCCAAGCGACTGACCTGGCTGATCAAGCAGCCGCAGCAGGATCTGCTCGACATGCTCGCCTACCTGGTCGCCCAGAGCTTCGACGGCATGACTGACCACGAGCGTGGCCACGCCGGCGTCCAGGAGCTGCACGAGGCCATCGGCTTCGACATGGCGGAGCGCTGGAACCCCGGCTGCGACAACTTCGTCGGGCGCGTCCCGAAGCCCTACCTGCTGGCAGCGATCGCCGAGGCCAAGGGCAAGGACGTGGCCAAGTCGGTGGAGGGCCTGAAAAAGGGCGAGCTGGCGGCCGAGGCGGCGAAGTTGCTGGCCGGTACCGGCTGGCTGCCCAAGACGCTGCGCGGGCCGAGCTACGGTAGCGCGGCGAAGGGCAAAGCCGCCAAGAAGCCGGCGAAGAAGGCCGCCAAGAAGCGCGCCGCGGCGGCCAAGCCCAAGGCCAAGAAGGCGAGCAAGGCCGCGTGAGCGCACCACAGCTCGATCTGTTCGCCTTGCCTCCGCCGGCACCGCCGGCGGAGGTCCGGACTGCTGCGCAGGGCGTCACCTACAGCGTCGTCCCAAAGGGGGATCGCTTCGGGATCAGCTGGCGCGCCGGCGACGCGCACGGCGTGGTGGGCGGCCTGTACGCCTCGGTCCAGGAGGCCGAGACCTGTATTGCCTACCGCCTCGAGCTGCGGGCGGCCGGGATCCAGGATCCGCGCGCGTGGATGCGCATACCGCCGGAGGGGCCCATCCCATGAGCCGCCCCGCCAACCGCCGATTCCTGAACTTCGCGGTGCACCGCATGACCGATGCAGCACTCGCGGCGAACATCGCCGACCTCGCCAAGCGGATCCCCGCCATGCAGGCGTTGCTGGCGGCTGCACGCCGCGAGAAGACCCGGCGTGGGAAGCGCCCACGCGCCGAGGACGTGGGCCAGGGAGACGGAGAATGAGCCGCGCGCCCTACACCGAGGACGAGATCGAAACCGTGCGCATCAACTACGCGGACTGGCCGACCTTCCTCATCGCCCACCTCGTTGGGCGCTCGGTCGCGAGCGTGCACAGCCTGGCCCACAAGCTCGGTCTCCACAAGGGCCCGGGCTACCACCGCAACCCGCACGCACACCTCTGGGCATCATGGACGCATCCCAACACCGTGGCCTCCCGCTTCAAGCCGAACCAGGTGCCCCACAACAAGGGTGTGCGACACCCGCCGGGCTGGGCACCGGGCAGGATGGCGGAGACGCAATTCAAGAAGGGACACCGCGGCGGCCGCGCACGGGAGGTCTACCAACCGATCGGCGCCACGCGCTTCTGCAGGGACGGCTACCTGCAGCGCAAGATCAACGACGACAGGCCGTTCCAGCAGCGCTGGCGCGCGGTCCACGTGCTGATGTGGGAGGAGCACCGCGGGCCGGTGCCGCCCGGCCACCAGGTCGGCTTCCTCAATGGCGACAAGAGCGATCTGCGGATCGAGAACCTCGAGCTGGTAAGCAAAGCCGAGCGGATGCGCCGCAACTCCATTCAGAACCTGCCCGCGCCGCTCAAGCGCGTGATCCGCCAGCGCGCCGGCCTGGTGCGCTCCATCAACCATCGACGTAGGAAAGCCAAGCCATGACCCACACCGTTGAAGAGCTGCGCACCGCGCTGTTCGAGACCATGCGCGACCTGCGCAGCGACAAGATCAGCCTCGAAAAGGCGAAGGGCGTCGCCGACGTCGCCCAGACCATCATCAACTCGGCCAAGGTCGAGGTCGACATGATCAAGGCCGTCGGCACGAAGCGCCTTCGCCCGACCGGCTTCGTGGGCGAGCTCATCGAGCACGACCCGGGGCGTCCGGCCATTCAGGGCACCGCGACCCAGCCCGTCCCCGGCCGCGGGCTGCCGCCGGTGGGGCCGCGGGGGAGCCTCTGATCTAGTGATCGGCCCAGTCCTTCAGTTTGAAGACCTGCAGGAACTTTGCCAGCCAGGCGGCCACCCCCGTCTGGCAACGGTGGAGCGCTGGGCGCGAGAGCAAGGTGTGCGCTACCGTTATGACGGCAGGGGCGGCATCTGGACGACGCTCGATGCCTTGAATGCCGCCATCGGCCTGCAGGCCGCAAATGATGGCACCGCGACGCTAACGGCTGACGAGGTGTTCTGATGGGAATGCGAGACCCCGATTGGTTCAAAGAAATGAAGCGTGCATTCGAGCACCTGAACAAGCGCGTCCAAGCACTCGAAGAGGGTGCCCGGCGAAGCCATGCTCGATTGACCTTGCCACGTAGTGACGCTTGGGATCAGTTGGAGCGGCACCAAGAACGCGAGGTGCACTACGCGAACGTAATCCTGCTCCTGGGCTATGGCGGATTCTTCGCGCTTTGGACGACCGTTGCGGGGAAGATGCCCGCATGGCTGTTTGGCCTCTCCGGGTTGATGATCGCCTTTTCCCTGTTGCTGTTCATTAGTTTCGAGCTGGCAAAGACCGCAGTTTCATCTGCGAGCCTCACCCGCAGCAAGAAGCTTGGTCTCACGGCAAATCAAGCCATTGACCGATCAAATTTAGCCGTGGACGTAATCAATGGATGGCAGCCATGGATCTTCTATCCGGCCGTCATCACTGGACTCGGAGCAGGCCTAATCGTACTAGGCTTCTTCGGCTTCACGCTCTTCTCCGAAGCCTACTCGGCGGCCTCACCCGAAGACGCGCCGCCCGCAGCAGAGATTGCTCGGCCATGACCCGGGGTCGCAAGCGAAAGCATAACCCGGCGATCCCGGCGCACGTCGACCAGACGAGCCTGCCACGGGGCATCTATTTCGATGCGAGCGGCAAGGGCCGGTGGTACGTGCGCGAAGAGCACCCCGAGGGTAGGACCCGTACCGTCACTGTTGCAGGTCCTCGCGCACGCCTATCCGAGCTTCACGACATCATGGAACGACGCGCGGGCGGCTCCACCAAGGGCACGGTGTCCTATGTCCTCGAGCACTTCCACGAGAGCGTCGCGTTTCGAGACCTCGCGCCCCGCACCCAGCGAGACTACCAACGCTACCGCGATCATCTCGAGGAGCTGCCGACAAAGGCCGGCGGCAAGTTCGGGCAAATGACGGTCGACCGCTTGTCACCTCCGGTCATCCAGCGCCTGGTCGAGGTTACTGCAGCGAAGGGCCATCGGACCAAGGCCAACCACTGGCTGCGGTATCTGCGCCGCTGCTTCCGGTGGGGCATCAACCACGGCAAGTGCCTTACGAACCCAGCCGCCGGCGTCCAGGAAGTGAGCGTGAAGCCTCAGGTGCGCGTTCCGGATATCCAGACGTACAACCGGGTCCTGGAGTTCGCGCGAGCCCGTGGGGCCCGTCAGACGCGCACCGCGGGGTCATGCCCGCCCTACCTTTGGATCTGCATGGAACTCGCCTACCTGTGCCGCCTGCGCGGCGTTGAGGTGATTACACTGACGGATGCCAATATCACCGAGGCGGGACTTGTCACCAACCGGCGTAAAGGCAGCAACGATGGGCTCATGGCCTGGTCTCCCCGCCTGCGGGCGGCCGTCGACGCCGCGCGCGAACTTCGCAAGGCGGCACACGAACGCACGGGCCGTCCCGTCTTTTTGAAGCCCAGCGAGCGCACGCTGATCGTGGCCGAAGACGCCGACGCCCTGCGCAAGTCGAGCCTGGACTCAGCGTGGCAGCGACTGATGCACGCAGCGATCGCCCCGCCAGAAAAGGGCGGCATCATCACCCCAGAGGAACGCTTCGGGCTCCATGCCATGAAGCACCGCGGCATCACGGACACGGTGGGCAACAAGTCCGACAAGCAAACCGCCGGCGGCCACCGCTCGGCGCGCATGACCGACGTCTATGACCACGAGCTGCCCGTCGTCGCACCCCCAAGGGGGGCTGAATTTTCGGGAGAATTTTCGGGAGGTGGCGATTCCGAGGGCTCCGGAATCGCGTAACTGTCTGATTGGAATGGTGGGTCGTGTTGGATTCGAACCAACGACCAGCGGATTAAAAGTCCGATGCTCTACCGACTGAGCTAACGACCCGGGGGATCCGGAAGCCGCGGCATGGGCCGCCGTGGCCTTCGCCCGACATTGCATCGGGGGCGTGCATTCTAGCGCAAGGCCGCGCGGAGTGGGATACGGCCGGCCACGCCGTGCCCGGCCCGGCGCACGGCTCAGGAGTAGCGGGTGGTGTCGACCGCGTCCGCGGCGGCGAAACCCTCAGCGCGCAGGCGGCAGGCGTCGCAGTGACCGCAGGCGCGGCCATCGGCGTCGGCCTGGTAGCACGACACCGTGGTCGAGAAGTCGACGCCCAGGCGCAGGCCCTCGCGCACGATGTCGGCCTTGCTCATGTGCTGCAACGGGGCGTGCACCTGCAGTCCGGCGCCTTCCACGCCCGCCTTCGTCGCCAGGTTGGCCAGGACCTGGAAGGCCTCGATGAAGGCGGGGCGGCAGTCGGGATAGCCCGAGTAGTCGACCGCGTTGACGCCACAGAAGATGTCGGCGGCGCCGATCACCTCGGCCCAGCCCAGCGCCATCGACAGCATGATGGTGTTGCGCGCCGGGACGTAGGTCACCGGGATGTGGCCCTCGGGGGCCGCGTCGCCGACCGGATGGCCATCGGCGTCGGTCGGCACCTCGATGTCGTCGGTCAGCGCCGAGCCGCCGATGCTGCGCAGGTCCACGCTGACGGTCTTGTGCTCGACCGCGCCCAGGTCGCGCGCGACCCGCTCGGCGGCATCGAGTTCGGAGGTGTGCCGTTGGCCATAGCGGACGCTGAGCGCATGCACCGCATAGCCCTGCTCGCGGGCGATGGCGATGACGACGGCGGAGTCCATGCCTCCGGACACGAGGACGACGGCTTTTTTCAT